ACGCTACGATTCAGGGGCCCCGGCAACGGGGCGACGCGGGCGTAGCTCAATGGTAGAGCCTCTGCCTTCCAAGCAGATCACGCGGGTTCGATTCCCGTCGCCCGCTCCACAAGCGCCCAGGCCCGGCACCATGCGGCAAAGTCGCCGTCAGACCACAAGGCGAGATGCCACAAAATGCGGCCAAGCGAGCCCAAGTCTACACATTCGTCTACACATACTGTCGCGATACCGTGGCGGCATCGGGCGTCGATCTTTCGTCCACCTGCCCATGCCCGCCCGTACGCTCGCTGGCATGGATGATCGGTGGACTGGCCCTCCTGGCAGGCGCGTGCGCCTCCCGCCGCTGGGGGAGTGCCCGGTGTGTGGGGACCCATGGGTGGGGGCTGTGCCGGTGGGTCCGCGTCCGGGCGTCCTGGTGTGCCGGTGCATGGGGCCTGCTGTGTGGCATGACTCATGGGTGTGCTGGCGGTGCGGGTCGGTGCTGGCGGAGGGCTGCTGGGACGTGAGCATGTGGGTCGACGCCGCGCACAGCATGTACCGCCTGGGCCAGGACGTGATCGACCTGGTCGTGGAGCGCGGGTCGGTGGCCTGGGAGTGGAGGCTCGGGGTGGAGCGGGTGATGATGGCGGCCCGCCGCGGGGACATCGAGCACGGGACGGAGCGGTCCTGGGTGGTCCTGTGCTGCTGCTGCCCGCAGTGTCGGCGCGCGCACTGGCAGCGGGTCGCCGAGGGCGAGGCATGGGGGTGAGGGAGTGTTACCGGATTGTGACCTACCGGGGGACTACCCAACTAGACACACAGTGCCTAGCCACCTAGACTAGGTGTATCAGGCAGGGAGGACAGCCCCCCAGCCACCGAGTCCCAGGAGGACGACATGACCACCCCCGCCACCCCCTACGCCATGGAGTACGAGTCGAAGGCCGGCGCGGTCAGCTACCACTACCTGCAGGCCGAGGCCGAGGCCCTGGCCCTCGCCCGCAACCTCTTCGCCACGGAGGACCCCGAGATCCACTACATCGCCGCAAGCGCGACCATCTACGAGTGGGACGCCGAGGGAGACGGCTACCGGAAAAGCGAGTTGCTCACCAGCAACATCCCCGACGACCGGCTGATCTTCGCCAACTACGTGCCCCCGGTCTACTGCTACTGACTATCCCCACCCCCGGCCCCCGCGCGGGGGCCGGGGCACCCACTTGAGAGGATTCATCATGGACACCACGACGATTGAGGACCGGGTCCGCTCCTGGGCACTGCCCGAGGGCATCATCGCCCACACGATCCCCGCCACCGCCTGGAAGGAGATCCGGGTCGCCATCATGCGCGAGGACCGCTACCTCGACGAGGACGGAGTGCCCCGCGCCACAGCCCGGACCTACCTGACCGATGAGGGGACGCAGGTCGAGGACGTGGCCTCCCTGCCCGAGGAGGACGGGGACGGCAGCGTCCACGCCGGCGAGCTCCTAAGGGTGAGGGAGATCGACTCGCTCGATGACCTGGACGCGCTCAGGGAGTGGGCGGAGGCCCTGGAGCCCTCGCCCAGCCTCGACGCCCAAGCGGAGGACGCGGAGGCTGTGGCCGTGCGCGCATGCGCGGAGGCCATCGACGAGGCGGTGCGGTGGGAGTGGGTCCTCGATGAGGACCCGGGCGACTACGAGCGGACCCCTGTGGTGTGGCGCGAGGAGGACGGGCTCCACGCCGCCATGTGGGCGGACCTCGCGGACGGCGAGGCGGTCGTTGAGGTTGTCCGCGGCGCCGCCGGGCAGGTCCAGCGTGTCGCCTAGCCCAAGAAGGGCGGGACCCTGGCCCGAGGGCTGGGGTCCCGCATCCCCCCGCATACGCGGGGAGGCCCGGTCTTCCGACCGATCGACCGCCATCGATAAAGGCGGCCTACCCCCGCATACGCAGGGGACCTGAGGCCAGCATACACACGCACACCCCTATCAGACACGCGATCGGAGAGCATCATGAGCGACTACCAGGACATCGACGAGTGGTCCGCCGCTGTCGACCAGCACCGCGCGGGGACCACCACCTGCGACGCCGGGGACGGCCTCACCCTCGTCTACCGGCACTCCTACCCGGGCGGGCACCCGCGCACGACGCTCGGGATCTCGGACCGCGCCGGCCTCATCGAGGTGCGCCCCCTCGCCGAGGATTTCACCCGCCGCGAGCTGGCCAGCGAGGCCCGGCTCCTCATCGCCGAGGTCCACCTGCGCACCGACCAGTCGGGCATGAGCATCGCGACGCGGCGCATGCTGATCTCCCGCCACCTGGTCCAGTCGGCCCGCGCCTACGCCCTCAGCTCCTCGACGGACGTGGCGCTGCCCATGGTCATCCGCGCCGGGGGGCGGGCCGGGCTCACCCGGGAGCAGATGACCGGGATCCTCGCCGACGCCTACCGGGGCTCGGGCAGCCGCATGCCCCGCCCCGAGGGGTGGGAGGCCACGCTCGCCGAGGGGCAGGTCGACCGGGCACTCGCCGAGGAGCCCGGGGAGTTCGAGGAGGAGCGGGTGAGGGAGGCGCTGGCCGGCGCGGACGCGATCGTCTCCACCGAGGCGGGCCGGGACCTCATGCGCGCGGTCGATGAGGCCATGGCCCAGGAGCAGGCGACCGCCGCCGCGATCAGGCGCCGGGACGAGGCGATCCGCGCCGCGCTGGCCGCGGGCATGTCGCAGAGGAGTGTGGCGCGGGCCACGGGCCTGTCCCACCAGCGCGTCGCCCAGATCGCCCACGCCGACGCGGACCAGTGAGCGCACACGCCGGCGTACCCTGGGCCGTGTCCCCACGAGAGTGGGGGTGAGCCCTCCAGAGAAGACCGAGCCGAAGCCGGTCGGCCAGTCCCCGCAAAAGCGGGGGAAACACGAAGACCGCCCCCCAGCATCGCGCTGGGGGGCGGTTTCTCGTGGGTGCTACGCCCCTGGACCAGTCTCTTTCCATGCCTCAACGAAGGGTCGGCCGGGGGCCGACGATGGTGGGCTGGTCTCGGGTGTCAGTCTCGACGGTGGCGGGCCGGGCGGTCAAGACGCGCAGGCGATGTTACCAAGTTGTGACATTCTTAGTCCCTCATGAGTTGCTAAGTCCCGCACAGTGGACTAACGTTGAGGTGTCAGCAAGGGAGGCGGCAACCTCCCCCACACAGAAGGGCAACCACCATGAGCAACGCCACCGACAAGCAGATCGCTTTCATCCTCTCCCTCGCCAGCAAGGTCCAGGACGACCGGGTCCGCTTCCTCAGCCAGGTCAAGTGCATCAAGCTGTCCCAGCGCGAAGCGCGCGGCGGCATGACGAGGGTCGAGGCCAGCGAGCACATCGACGAGCTCCAGGACCTCTTGAACGCCTGACGCGCGAAACGGCCCCCGGGGCGGCAACCCCGGGGGCCCACGCGCGGGAGGGCAACCACAGCTCTCCGCGCACCCCGATCATCCCACGCCCCACGAAAGAGGCTCTCATCATGACCACTCATGTCACCACCCGTGACGCCGCCCAGGCGCTCGGCACCACTCCCGACGCCCTCAGGAAAGCACTCCAGCGAGACCCCCAGGCGCCCCAGCCCCGCCTGGTCGCAGGCTCTCACCTGTGGGACCTCGACGCCCTCATCGCCTGGGACCAGCAGCGCACCCGACGCACCGGCAGGACAACCGCGGACCTTGGCCGGCCCGTCGGCACGATGGCGATCGTCGTCCCCAGCGAGACCGGCACGGCGAGCCTGCATGCCACCGGCGTCGCAACCGCCTGGTGGAAGGACGGGCGGATCCGCTTCGACGTGACCACCCTGCCCGACCGGCACGAGATCACGGGGGCAGCCACCCTGGACGGCGTCGACGACGCGGACACCGCCCGGGACGTCGCGACCGCGATCTCACGCCACCTCACCGGCGTCAGCGAGATCGGCGGCGAGCCCGCCCCGATCACCATCACGGACCCCCACCTGAGGGCGCTCATCGACGGGATCGGGCAGGCCTTGCGCGCCGCCATCGTGCGCGAGGGGCGCGCCGTGGCAGACGAGGAAGACCGGGGCGCACTGCCCGACGCGCGAGTCGACCGCGAGGTCGAGATGATCACCGGCATGAGCGAGCGCCTGGGCGGGGACTTCGGCCCCTGGGCACGTACCACGCTCCTGGGGGTCTCCCGCATGTCGGACTGGGCGCTCGGCGACGTCCAGAGAGCCTTGGAGACCGCGCTCCCCGGCGACGAAACCCTCCAGCGCTCAGAGTTCGTGCGCCTGGTCTGGATCCGCCAGACGAACCCCGGCGACGGTTGGCCCGGACCGCGAGCAGCCGAAGCCCGCCTCCAGTGACCGCATTACGTATGTGATGCACCCCACACCCCTGACCTTGTGCGAGAACAAGGTGAAAGGTAGACTAGACTTGTTCAAAGGGAAAGACGCTAGGAGGGGTCGAAAATGAACGAGATGCCCGCGAGCGACCTGAGGCAGCTGGCGACGACGCTGGTCACCGAGTGCTGGCCCGACAAGTTCCAGACCGGCGGCAGGAATGGATGGTGGCAGGGCGTCGCAAAGCGAGCGGTCCGCTACGGGGATGTGCCCGCGTCCCAAGAACGCGAACTCTGGACGTTGCTGGTGAGCAACTACCAGATGCGCCGTCTGAGACTGGAAGACTGACCATCGCCAATGCGGCGCCCCGGCCACGATCGCCGGGGCCCGCCCACGGCGGTGCGGGTTGGCCCCATGACCGGGTATGTGATGCACCTCACCCTCCAAACCTTGTGCTAGAACAAGGTCTAATGTAGACTGGACTTGTTCAAAGGGAAAGGGGGTGTGAAGATGGACAAGGACACCAAGAAGGTCCTGAAGGAGGCCCAGCGCCAGGGATTCGAAATTCGATTCACCAGCAGCGGCCACCCGATGGCCTACCTCAACGGCGAGTTCGTCGCGAAGGGCGCCGGAACCGGCAGCGACAGCCGCCACGGCGTCCGGAACCTGATCGGCGACCTGCGCCGGGCCGGGTTCAAGTGGCCGCCCAAGAGGTAGCCGGGGGGCCGGGATGGAAGCGCCTGAAGAGCCTCCATCCCGGACCCCCCGGGGTGTCCATCATTCCCCACGCCAGAAAGGAACACACCATGACCGCCACCGAATGGAACATCATCGCCGGGATCGGAGACTCCGACCCCGAGGCGTTCGACATCGCCGCCTTCGCCGAGTGGGGAGGCGTCCTCGCCCCCGCCCCCCAGGGCGGCATGCAGGTGACCCTCACCGTGCCCGCCGTCAGCCTCCGCCAGGCCATCGCGACCGGCCTCACCATCGTCGAGGCCGCGGGCCTCACCCCGACCAGCCTCGACGCGCTCACCAGCCAGGCGTACGACCGCCGCTCCATCGCCACCGCGCCCGACACGGTCGGCGTCCCCGAGGCCGCCCGCCTCCTCGGCGTCAGCGCGAACGCGGTCCGCCAGCGGATCCAGACCGGCAGCCTGCCCGCACGCCGCGTCGGACGCGACTGGCAGATCCCCCGCCCCGCCCTCACCGAGGCGTAGACGCGCGAAACCGCCCCCACCCGGGCCGTTGTGGCTCAGGTGGGGGCGGTATATTCCCCGGTATAAAATCCGGAATCGCGGTGTTTCCGCTGGTCACGACTCGTCAGGACGCTGGGGTGGGGGCGGCCCCTTCCTCTGGTTGATGTGGTCGACGAGGATCTCGATGTAGCGCCGGTCCGCGGCCCGGTCCCGCGTCGCCTTCCGCTCCTGCTCGTTGAGCTTGGCCTCCAGCTGGTCGGCCCGCGTCTCAGCGGCCTGAATCCGGTCCCGTAGCTCCGCCATCTCCCGGTCCTGGGACTCGATCTTCGTGGACTGGGCGGCCGCGAGCTGACTGAACCCGGTGACGGCGCTCCTCAGCCCGTCGATGTCGTCGCGCGCCCGCTGGAGGTCGTTGGCCTCGTGCCCCGTCCGCCGGTTGATGAGCGCCACGATCATGCTCCCCACTGCCGCGATCGCGGCGACGACGACAGTGACCACCCACCCCACGGTCACGCCTCCTGGGTGGGCGCGCTCGCGGCCTCCGCGACAGGCTGCGCGGGGAGCGTGTCAGCGGGGACCGAGGGCGGGGGAGTGTCGATCACGCTGGTGACCGTGCCCTCCACGCTCGTGCGCGTCGCGAGCTGGTAGGTGACCACATACAGGCCTTGCGCGGCGCCGTAGACCGCGGCGATCGCCGCCGGCCACGTCGCCCCCTGGAAGCCGCCCACCAGGGCGACCGCGACGACGCCGACCGCGACAGCGACCACGGCCGCGAAGATCGGCCGCCACGCGTCGGGGATCCACCGCTTCGAGATCTGCGTGATGGTGGAGGCGACGAGGCCGCCCCCGAGAATCGCCGTGCCGAGAGTAATCGCATCCATGGTTACCAGAGCCTTCCATTGTTGAGTGCCTGCTGGATGGCGCGCGCGGTGACGGCTCCGAGCTGCCCGTCTGCGGTGACGCCGAGCCTGTGCTGCCAGGCCGCGATGGTGGCGGGACCGAGCTGCCCGTCTGCGGTGACGCCGAGCCTGTGCTGGAGGGCCACGACGGCTCGGGACCCGGCCTGCCCCCGCGTCATCGACGTGACGTGCAGCGCGTGGCCAGCCGCCCAGGATGACTGCGAGCTGATGATGCCGTCCGCGGTCGTGCCGAGGACCTGCTGGAGGCGCGTGACCGAAGAGTGCCCGACCCACCCGTCGACCGCGAGAGCCGTCTGCGTCGCCCCGTTGAGGCTCGCCCACGTCTGGGGGCCGACGATCCCGTCGACCGCGAGCCCGCGGGACGCCTGGTAGGTGCGGACGGCCGCCGTGGTCGCGGACCCCTGGATCCCGTCGACGACGAGGCCGGCGTTGATCCGCGCGTTGAGGAGCCGCTGGATCTGCTCGATCGAGTAGCCCCACACGTTGGTGCCGGCGCTCGCGGCCACGGCGCCGGACCCGCTGCCCGTGCTGGTGCCGGAGGTCTGACCTGCGCCCCACGCCCCGGCCCGCGCCCGGTTCCCGTCGAGGTTCCCCGCGTAGGTCGAGATCCGCCCAGTCGACGTGTACTGGTGGATGCTCCACGCCGCCCAGTACGAGACGGATGGCGAGTAGTTGTAGCCCCCGTTGTTCGTCCCGTAGTTCGCGACCCAGAGCTTCACGCCGCTACCTGCGACGCCAGCCCAGTTGTAGGCGCTGGTCACGCTAGACGACATGTAGACGTAGACGTTGGCGGCGGAGCCGAGGCGGGCGCGGACCTGATTCACCCACGCCTGGACCTTCGCCGGCGAGACGAACCGCGATTCCTCGGCGTCGTAGACCAGGGGGTCGCCCGCCCGATAGTTCACGAGGTTGTCCACGAACCGGTTGGCTGCGTAGGTTGGGTCGGCCCACCCATTGTAATAGTAGTGTCCGAGTAACTTACCGGATGCCCGGACCTTCGCCGTGTTCGCCGCATAGTACGGGTCCACATAGAAGCCACCCGTATCGCTCCCGGACTGCTTGACGATCACGAAATCGTCAGCACCAGCCACGTTGATGTTGCCCTGCCACCGGCTGATGTCGATACCCCAGTCATCGTCGGCCCGGGCGGCGGGGGAGATGGCGAGCCCACCACCCACGGTCGCCATCGCGAGCGCGATCACCGCGGCCCGCCGGATCATCGCCTGCCGCTTCATCATCGGACCTCACTCTCCACCGTGGCCACGGCCGAGTCCCCGGACTGGCTGCGCCCCGCTGTGGTCGTGTCCCCGCTCCGCACGGTCGCGGAGATGCCCCCGCCGCTGGTCCCGTTCTGGGCGGCGACCTGCACGCGGCTGCCCGCCTCGACCTCGAGGGTCTGCCGGTAGGGGAGCTCGACGTTCGTCCGCGTGGACTGCTGGGACCCTGACTGCGACCCGTCCGTGACGGTGATCGTCACGTCCGTGGCCACGCCCTCACCATCCACGGTGACCGTCACCTCTCGGCCGAGACCCGACTGCGCGGACTCACCGGACTGGGCGCCGGACTGGTCGACGGTGTCAGGCGGCCCGGACGCGCACCCGGCCGCACCCACCATGAGCGCGACCGCGCCGAGGACCGCCAGGGGAGCATGGAAACGCATAGTGTCCTCCTCAGGGCATGAAGAAACCCCCGCGGCCGTGTGCCGTGAGGGCTGGCTGATGTGGTTCGCGTCAGACTTCGAGTTTGAGCATGAGGCGACCGGCAGTTGCTTTCACGCCGGAAACGCCTCCACAATTGACAGCCAGCTCGACAACATCACCAGCAGCCAGGTCAATAAATCCTGTCGTCAGTCCACTCGATGAGCCGGCCGGAAGAGCCCTCAAGAAGGTCCCCGTCGAGTCATCGCCGACGCCATTAACGATGAGCCGGACGCCGCGCCGCTGATCTCCGTTCTGACTGAAAGATGCCTTGCACACGTACTGGTAGGTGCCGGTGGCTGGAACAACTAGACCGTCACCAGAAACCGCCATCCCGTTCTTCACGGTGTCCGTCGAATCACCCATCTGATACTTAGTCCAGTCAGTTCCCAGAGAAACCGCGTTCGAAGAGATTCGACTCCCGTACGCCGGACTGACGGCTCGCCTCACAGCCTCCCACGACGCGATCTGGACGGTCGTCGGCCCATGGGTCAGCGACAAGCCTGACCCCGTGAACGTCATCGCGTCGCCCTCGTCGGAGAAGAAGCTGAGCCCCGCGAGACCGGTGTTCGGAGCCGTCAGGCGAACTCGCACCACGCCATCCATGTCCGAGATGTCAAAGGTCGGCTCACCCTCACTCGTCCGGTACAGGTGGACGCTCGACGCGCTATTGATGACGTTGGTCGCCGTCAGATCGTCCAGCCAAATGGATTCAGTGTCTCCCTCTTCCACACCATCGAACACGGTCTCCGTTTGGATCCTAAGGGCTCCGAGATACACCTCACCCGGAGCAGAGAGTCTGTAGCCGTCAGGACCAGCGACAGAGATCTCCGTCCACGTGTTCGCTGAAACACTTGCGCTGTTGATGGCGGAGACAGTCGCGCCGTCCGAGTTGGTGAATCCTGCGGTGAGCTTGACCGTCCTGGGGGCCGAGCATTTCACCCACGCCTTGACCGTCGTCACACCGTCGAAGGGGATGGCGGACGGATCGAACGCCGTGTTCGCGAAGTATGACGCTGCGATCTCCGCGTCCAAAGAATACCCGTCAACATACAGTTTCAGGGCAACGCCCGTACTTTTGAGCGCTTTCCCAGAGTGCCCCGAGGCGTCAATGGATAGCGTGTCACCCGACCCCCCGATCCATCCAGTCGTGGACCCGGACTCGAAATCGGCGAGAATGTAGCTCGTGGCGGCGGACTGGCTCTGCCCGTGCATGATGATCTCGCCACCATCAACGAGGGCACCCTCGAGGATCTTCCCGACGATGCGCTGGGCGAGGAGATTCCCCCCGATCGTCGCGTCACCCGCCACGGCGAGGAGCTGCGTCCACAATTCGCCGACCACGTTGATCATACCGGTAGTAATCTGCCCGTCCTGGATGAGGGTCGCGACACTGCCGGGGACGAGGACCTGCCCCGCCATGATCGTGTAGTCCTGCCACGCTGCGGTGCCGGTCGCCGTGGAGACCTTCATGCCGATGACGTGCCCGTCCGCGTCCGTGGGGAACCACAGCTGGCCGACCGCGGTCGAGCTGGGGGTGGCCTGCTGGATGAAGGGCTTCCCGTTGGCGAGGGCTGTGGCGATGTTCTGGATGACGGTCGCCGCCGCGGTCCCGCCCACCTTCGACGTGTCCGCGGCCGTGTTCTCACTCGTCTTATCCGCGGTAAGCGTCCAATCGGCGGCCGCGTAGCTGCCCGACGCGCGCGCCGTGGTGCACACGTAGACCTTGTTCCCGTTGCGCCACAGGTCGCCCTTCGAGTAGGGCACGGTTGGCGTGGCCGTGAAGGTCCGGGCCTTCGCGTCCGCCACAGCCTTCGCCGCAGCGGCGGCAGTGTCGTCCGTGTACTTCGCGGCCTTCTCCCAGTCGGACGCCGCGTAGGACTGGGCGCTGGTCTTCGCGGTCTTGCACCGCATGAGGTCCCCACCCGAGCCCTGCGTCCACAGGTCGCCCACGTCGTAGGGCGTGGTCGGCGTGGCCGTGAAGACACGCCGCTTCGCATCCGCCGTGTCCTGCGCCGCCGCAGCGTCCGCCAATGCCTTCGTGACATCCACGTCCGTGACGCGCGACCACGAGTAGGCCGAGGACTGGACCTGCCACCGATAGCAGTACCCCGTGTCGAGGTCGTAGTAGAGGTCCCCCAAGTGATTGTTCTTCAGGTCAGTCGTCGTCCAGTCGGCGGCGGGCGCGTTGCTCGCGGTCGGCACAGCCGCGTAGAACCACGTGGTGATCGATCCGTCAATCTGCGCCTGGAGGTCGGAGAGGTTCCCCGTCGTCTCCTGGATGAATCCGGAGAGGTCCTCGGAGTTCGCGTCGGCGGCCTCCTGGGCGGCTGTGGCCGTCTGCTGCGCGGACGCGGCGGTCTGGGCGGCCTGGCTCGCGGTGTCGGCGGCCTCCTGGGCGGTCGAGGCCGCGGATGACGCCTGGGCGGCCGCGCTCTGCGCGGTCCCGCTCGCCTGCGAGGCCGTGGTGATCGCGGAGGATGCGTCCTGCTGCGCGGTGGACGCGGCGTCCGCGGCCGACCCTGCCTTCTGGGCGGCGCCCGCCGCGTCATCGACCGCCTTCTGCGCCTGATCCTTCGCGGTCTCGATCTGCCGGTTCATGGCGTCGATCTGGTCGGCGGTCACGGGCGCCGCGATCGTGCACTGCACGCCCACCGTCTGCACGGACTCGTTCGGGGTCGCGGCCCCAGTCTCGTCGTGCGCGTCATCACTGGCCGACAGTGTCACGGTCGCCACCGTCCCCGCCTCCAGCCCGGTCACGGTCAGAGTCCCGCGCCGCGACAAGTGCCCCCGCGCCACCCCATCCACGTAGGCAGTCACGTAGGCGAAGTCCGCGGGCGTCTCGGCGGTGAGGGCACCGTCCCACGCGATGTACAGGGCGCCGTCCGCGGAGTCCACGCTCGGCGCGGTGGGGACGGGCGGGGGAGTCGTGTCCCCCACGAACGGCGTCACAGCCCCCGTCGACCCGCCGATGATCGTGGAGGTCCCGTCCTCCGCGTGGTAGACCGCTGTCCCACTGTCGGCGACGAGGCGGGCGGTCGTCGCCGCCCCAGCGATCGCCCCCAGCTGGGTGGCGAGGCTCGGCGTCAAATCCACGTGAACGGCCATCAGTACAGTGCCTCCATCACGTCCCATTTGAGGGTGACCCGGCTCGACTGGTCGCCCGACATCTGCATGAGCCGCACCCGGTATGAGCCGTCCGGGATGCTCGGGTAGTCGGCGACGTGCAGGACCGTCATCTCGCCAGGCCAGAACTGGCCGAGCGGGACCTGCCCGGCCGCGTCGACGATGCCCGTCCACTGCGCCAACGGCGCCTTGTGCTGGCTGAGGTAGGTCTGCGCGTAGGCGGCGAGCCGAGTCTTGTCGGACTCGTCGCTGTCCGTGACGACGACCTCCGTGAGGGGGAATCCCTGGGCGGTGAGCCCCATGTCCTCCGCCACCCGGATCAGGGTGCCCGCGTCCTGGCCGGCGCCAGTGGCGTAGACGCGCTGCGCCGCGGATGCGGCGCTGACCGTCTGCTGGAGATCCTGGACGGTGCCGCCGCCCGCGAAGACGTGCCACTCGTGCTCGACCTGCTGGCCGAGGTAGGGGGTGCCGACGAGGAGCTGGAGGCCGATGTGCTGGGCGTCCATCCAGTAGGGGCGGAAGTCGATGTCGGGCCCGTCATCGTAGGCGGCAATCGTCTTCAAGACGGTGTCGAGCTTGCGTCCGGAGAGGTCCCACGACTTCACGCCCTCCGTGAGGGTCCCCGCCGCCATGTCGGGCAGGGTGAGGGGGAGGGCGCCACCCGGCTTCGCCATCGCCCACTGGAGGGCCTGCACGACGAAATCCGCGTACGTCTTCCCCGTGATCTTCCCGTCATGGGTCGCGCCCTGGTTCATGTCCTGGGCCCAACTGTTGGGGATCGCGACCCGCCCGGCGAGGAGGTCCATGATCCCGCCCACGGGAAACGATGTGTCGAGCCACGTGTCGGTGCGGTCTTCGATGGCCCCCCACGTGATCGGCTGGTCGTCCCAGCACGCCACGATCCCACTCCGTCCCGGCATCAGCAGCGCATTGCGGTCGGCCGCCGTGGTGGCGGGGACCGCGGTCCACGGCAGAGTGAGGCTCGACATGGACGCCGTCCCTACCGCCGTGTCCGCCTGGTCCTCCCCGCTCTGCGTCTGCATGGAGGAGTCACCGATCGTTCGTGTCCACGAGAACTGGGGGATCTGGATCTCCGGGCCCACGAGGCCCGACGCCACGTCGACGAGGTAGAGGCGCCACATCAGGCGCTCACGCCTTCATCAATGAGCTGCACGCGGGTTCCCGCCCACCCGTTCGCGCTGTAGTAGTGGCGGAACGCATTGCCGACCCCGCGGTTCTGAATGTACTTCAGGGTGTGCGTGCCCGCCGCCACCGTGAAGGACCACTCGAACATGCGGGCGCCCGCAATCTGGATGGGGAGGTCCTGCTCCCACTGGATGATCTGGGAACCATCGACGAGGAGCTTCTGGTAGAGGCTCGCGGGCGTCGTCCCCAGCGCCCCGCTCTGGTCACACGACACGCACGTCGTAATGATCTTCGCGGACACGAGCCGCTTCGTGGGCACGTAGAAGCTCTTGTTGAGGATCACGTAATCCTTGTCGAAGTGCGCGGTCCCATTGTCCGTGTCCGTGTAGTCGATGAGGGCCCCGAGGGTCCCCCCGTAGGGGGTCGCCCAGTTGATGGAGCCCTGCGGGGTCGCGCTCGTCGTCGCCGTCATCCCCGAGGGCACGAGGAAGCGTCGGATTTCCTGGGCGCCCGCCGGGATGCTCGGCGCCGTGGGGCTCGCCGCCGCCGTCCCCTCCGTGACCCCGACCTCGACCAGGTTGTCCGCATCCCCCTGGTCGGGGTCATGCTGGCGCACCCACAGGCGGTCGATGCGGCTCCCCGACGCCGGGCCCGCCGATGCCTGCACCGTGGCGGCCGGCGTGTAGGCGAGGACCAGGCCATCCGCCGCACCCCGCGACACCGCGGCCACGCCCTCACCGACCTGCCACGTGAGGCCACTCGTCGCCGTCACACCCAGCCCGCTGATGACGCCGGGGTTCATGAGCGCCCGCTCGATCATGCGGAGGGTGAGCGCGTCCGTCCCCACCCCACCCACCGGGGCAATACCAAATCCAGTCGCCATAATCGCTCCTCAGATGTAGGTGTCGCGGCTGGTGGCCACGCACCAGCCCGTTGATGCCCCGCTCAGGGGTGAGAACGCGGCCCGGATGCTCCCGCCCGCCGGCACCGTGGGGAAGTCGCGTTCGCCCAGGAACTGCGAGCGGTCCAGGCCGCCGATCGACGCGGCCCTCTCCAGGCAGTCGATCAGCACCGGGGCTCCCGCAGTGATCGGGCCCGTGTAGGTCACGCTCCGCCCACCCACCATGACCCGGACCCCGTCCGGATAGTCCCCGTGCACCTCGAACCGCGGGTAGGCGGGCGCCGACCCGGCGTTGAGGAGGAGCCCCGTGTTCGACGCGGGCCCCGCATCCCCGAACGACACGGGCTCGCCCACCGGGAAGACGAGGCCCCCGGCGGCCGCCGCCCCCGCGTCTAGGAACAGGGTGTGCGCCGTCCCATACCTGCGCGGGTCCGTGCACACGACGGTGACGGTCACGGCCGAGGAGTGCTCACTCCACGCCGCCGGCGGCACCACCAGCGCGAACCCCGCCGCCCACGTCTCCTCCCCAGCATCCGACACCCGCACCGTCACCTCACGGTGCGACAAGCGAGCCAGGCGATTCCACGCCTCGAGCTGGTCGGCCCGCGTCTCCGACACGATGACCACGTGAATCGTGACCGTACGGGCCGCGAAATGCAGGTCCTCGTCGCGCACCGGGAAATCCCCGTCGCCCGTCTGCCGCTCCGTCAACGTGACCTTCCGGTCGGGCTGCCCGTACCAGCCTTCGATCCCGTCCCGCCCTAGGTGGAGGCCAGCCTCGTCCGGGCGGCCCGTCAGCCGGACCGTGTCCAGCCCGTCCGACACTTCCACGACGCGGGACGCCGACACTGTCGCCATCATGGGAGAACGACCCCCTTCTCACCGAGCTCACGCCGTAGTTCGCGAGCAATCACCGTCCCTGTCACGTACGGGTCCGACGCGGTGAAGTGCTGCTCCTGCTGGATGAGGACCTGCGGCACCTCGTTGCCACCGTCCGCGATCCGCTTCAACTGCCCGAGCTGCTCATTCGTCAGCACAGCCTCAGGCTTCCCCGATGCATTGATGACGCCCGTGATACCGGGGTGAATGATCCCGCCCTGGTCGTACTGGGCTGAGAAGAGGCGGTTCTGTGTCGCCGCGGTGACGCTCCCACCGGAGAGAGCGAGCGCGCCGGACAGGAGCGCGTCGTACGTCTTGTTGGACGAGCCGCCGCCGTACACGCCGGCAGTGGGATTGCCCCAGATCTTCACGAATCGGGCTGAAGCTCCAGGGTGAGGCTCTTCGACCATCATCCCGTTTCCCGCATTGATCGCCACGTGGTAGGCGGGATTCCCCCAGAAGAGCAGGGACCCCGGCCCGCCAGCGGTGACAGGGCGGGAGGCGGACTGGTAGCCGGCGGCGGTCAGCCTCGGCCAGCCGAGCCCCAACTGCTGGGCAGCCCAGTAGACGAGGCCAGAGCAGTCCAGGCCGGGAGGCACGCTCGAGCCGCCCCACACGTAGGGGACGCCCATGGTGACAGCCCGCATAGCGGCCCCCACCAGCCCACTCTGGCCGCCCATGGTCTTCATCCAGTCCGTGACCTTGCTGACGAGCTGGTTGACGACCTTGATGGGAAGCTGAGCGATCATGGTGCCCCAGTCGCCGCCACCGATCCCACCCAGGGCGTTCCGCACGGGCGTCACGAGGTAGTCCTTGACGGCCTGGATGGGGTCGGAGAGAACCCGCCACAGGCTGGAGGCGACGCTCTTGACGGAGTCCCACGCGGACGAGATTCCGCCGACGATGCCGCCGCCAGCGAAGCGGGCGCCGCCAGAGCCCGCCGGACGCCCAGAGGCGGCCGCGTTGGCCGCGAGGATCGCGCCGGGCCCGATCATCTGCACGAGTTCGGGGACGAGGACCGCCTCGCCTGGCGACAGCAGCGCGTGGACCGTGTCCTGTCCGGGCGCGTAGCCTCCCAGGACGCCGCCGCCAGCGAACTTCGGTGCTGCCGGGAGCCGCAGGTCGAGGCCGATATGACTCGCGATCCCGTTCCACACGCTGCGGATACCGTTAGTGTAGACGTTGTCAACAACCCAGTGGACGGGTGTCGCGGCCGCGTCCTTGACCTTGTTCCACGAGGCACGAATCCACGTGGCGGTCGACTCGAACGCGGTCCCGATCGCGTGGACCCCGCTCTTGAACGGCTGGAAGACGTGGACGTTGACCCAATCCCAGCCCGCAGACAGGACCGTGCTGATCCCACCCCACACGGGGCTGATAACGTTCGAGTACAGCCAGTTGAAGACGACCCCCCACCCGCGGATCTCGCGGTTCCACGCGTCGATGACGACGGTCTTGATGAAGGTCCACGCCGTGGAGAACTTCGCGCTGATCCAGTCCCACCCGGCGCCGACCGCCATCTGGAGTCCGGTCCAGACCGGTTCGATCACGCCGCGCCAGACCGTGGAGACCGCGGTCCCAACAGCCTGGAGGCCGAGGCCGATCAGACTGAAGACGGGCTGGAGGACGGTCGTCCACACGAAGGACGCGGCCGCCGAGATCCCGTTCCATGCGGGCTCAAACGCACTGTGCCACAGCCAGGTCGCGACCGCTCCGACAGCGTGAAACATGAGGACGAGGGGTGTCAGGACGACGGTCCCAATGACCGTGAAGGCGACTTTTGCGACCGTCACGATCCCGCTCCACACGGCGGAGAACACGCTTCCGATGGCGTGTAGCGCCGTCGAAATCCCGTTCTTGGCGGCGGTCACGACGCTGACGATCCCGGCCCACGCGGTTGAGGCTGCGGACGAGACCGTGCTCCACGCGCCCTTCAGCCAGTCAATGCTCGTGTGGAAGGCGTCCACGAGGACGCCCCACGCGCGCTTCCCGGCCTCGGTCTTCGTGAAGAAGACGGTGAGCGCCGCTCCAACGGCGACGACACCGGTGATGACGATTCCGATCGGGTTCGCGAGCATCGCCGTGTTGAGGCCGAGCTGAGCGGCCGCGGACATCTCCTGCGCCCCACGGAGCACGGCGAGCGCGGTGGAGACGCCACGGATGATGGTCGTGACGGTGCTGACCGCCTTCCACGCGAGGACGAACCCGCCGATCGCGGCGCCAGCCACCTTGAGTCCGTCCGCGTGATCGCGGACGAATCCGGTCACGGTGCGGAAGGCGTTGGCGACCGAGTGCCCGGCGGACTCGATCTGCGCGGAGTGGGCCATGAGCGCGTCAAACCCAGACTTTAGTTTCTCAGCAAGCGCGTTGGTGCCGGCCGCGATCTGGTCCGAGTACTTCGACGTGATCTCGTCACCCGCGTTGACGAGGACCTTCCGGAGGTTCCCCGCGGCCCCGCTCATCGTGGTCGCACTGCGGGCGGCGATCTCCTGCGCAGATCCGGCCTTCGCCGCCTTCTCCGTGTACTCCTCGAGCTCAGCACCCCCGCCCTTCGCGAAGATCTGGACGGCAGCGAGGTTGCGGGACCCGAAGGCGGTAGCCACGTCCGCCTGGAATTGCTGGCTGGACGCCCCCATGCGGTCCTGTGCGGAACGCAGCTGGTCGAGGACGGTCGGTAGCCCGACGAAGTTCCCCTGCGCGTCGAACGCCTGCACGCCGAGATCTGCGAGAGCGGTCGCGGCCTCGCCGGTCGGGTTCGCCAGTGAGGCGAGCATCTGACGCAGAGCGGTGCCGGCCGTCTCTCCCTTCAGCCCGTTCTTCGCCAGTTCAATGAGAGAGCCGCCGACCTGGTCGATGCTGATCCCGAAACTGTTGGCGACGGGGCCCGCATACTTCATGGAGTCGTAGATCTCATCGATCCCGAGGGAAGCGGACGTGGTGACGTTGGTCAGGACGTCGGTGACGTGGGCGGCGTTCGCCGTGTAGGTGGCGACGTCGTTGACGCGGAGCCCGAACTGGTCCATGACGTCGCCCAAGGTTTTACTGGCGGTGGCGGCGTCCGACGACGTCGAGGCTTGCAGGAGGAGGACGCTACGGGCGCCAGAGATGGACTGCTCAACGTCGGCGCCGGCCCCGGCCAGCTCCGTCATGGCGGTGGCGGCGTCCGCGGCCGTCGCTGACGGGAGCTTGAGGTCGCCGCCGAGGTTGACGGCCTCCTTCTGTGCGGCCTGCATCTGCTGGGCGGTCGCCTGGGTGACTGAGCCCATGCGGTTCAGCGCGTCCTGATACTCGCGCGCCTGGTCCATCATGTCGTGCACGCCGGAGAAGATCGCGAACCCGCCGAGCATGGTCCCCAGGGATGACAGCTTGGAGAATGCTCCGCCGACCGTGCCCGTCATCTTTGACACGCTGGTGGAGAACGTGGTCGTCCCGGCGGCCGCGGTCTTCTGCTCGGCCGCGAGCGTCGAGAACGCGGTCTTCATCCGGCCGAGCCGCGTCGAGGTCTGCGTCTGCGTGTCAGCGAGGACCTTTTCCGCGTCGGCCAACTGGCCGGTAACGACCTTGCTCTGCTCCTGTGCAGCCTGCAGGGTCGTGAGTGCGCCCTCAACCTTGATGGAGGCCGCCTCCTGGCGGCTCATCGAGGCCTCGAGCTTCTGCTCGGCAGCGACCACATTCGCGTCCGCCGTCACGGACTTCTGGCGGGCGGCTTCCAGCTGGGTTTCGGCGGCGCGAGCCTCCTCCGACCCGGCGCCGCTCTTCTCCCTCGCCTCCGCGACCTTCGCTTCAGCGGTACTGACGGCGGCCGCCTGGGTCTCGGACTTCGCGCGCGCGTCCGCCAGCTTCGCTTCGGCGGTGGTGACCTTGGCGGCGGCGTCGCTCTCGGAGGCGCGGGCGCGGGCGATCGACGCGGTCGCCTGGCTGACGGCGCGAGACGCTTCAGAGGACGCCTGCTTGAGCTGGGCGACGAGCTTCTCAGGACCGGAGACGTTCGTCGTCTTGTCGAATGCCGTGGACAGGGCGCTCCCGCCCTCCATGCCGGCCTGCTTCGCGGCCGTCGTGACGCCCTTGAGGAGGGTGGGAGCGAACTGGTTCATCTGGGGGAGGACGGGAACCCAGGCGGCGTCGACAGCCATTGATGTCCTCCTTGTTCAGTTCTTCGGTGTCACCATTGCTTCGAGGTCGCGGGACTCGGCGATCTTGCGCTCTCGTTCAGTCCGCGCCGCCTCGGCCGCCGCGCGCATCTCTTCGGCCTGTGCGGGCGTCGGGTCCGGCGTTGGGAGCGGCTCAACCATCTGGTCTTCGCCGGTGAGAAACGCGTCGAGCCTGGCCTGAATCCGCTTCAGCTCCGTGACGACGTGCCACATGAGCCGTTCCTTGTCGGTCCATGGGCCGTTGACGGCCCGCGCGTAGGGCGTGTCGGGCCCGAGCCCTTCGACGAGGACCCGGAGGCGACGAAGCGTGATCTCACCCCGCCAGAACTGGGCGATCGGGTCGCCCCCGTACTGCTGGATGAGAGACGCCTCGATCTCCTCCGGGTAGTCGCCGAGCAGGCTCAGGACTGAATAGGGCGCGGCTTCACGCCACGGATCTCATCACCGCTGGCGGCCGCGAGCGACCCGTAGAGGAGACTCACGTCTATCGGCCGGCCCCCAGCCTTGAGGAACGCCTCATACTGGTCGCCGAGCAGGAGAGCCGCAATGGCCTCGTCCTTGGTTGCCGCGTTGACTGCGTCCTTCACGTCGCCGGGCGTGAAGACGGGGTGCGGGAACGTAAACTCTTTCCCGCCTACGGTGATCGTGATGTCTTCGCCGCCGACAGCCTCCGCGAACTGGTCGTGGATGATGTCCAAACTGTAGGTGTGCTTCATGGGAGTGGTCCTCTCTCAAACTCGGATGAACGCGGGTCCTCGGAGTAGTGCACTGCCCGCGGGGGAGGACCCGAGCCCGCGGGCAGCGCGTCAATGGGTCAGCCCTCGGTCGGCTCCGTGAGGTGAGCCGTGTAGCCGGGCCCGTCCTGGCGAATCACGTAGGAGCGGCGGGCCGCGTCCTTCTCGTCCTGGAAGAAGGTGAACGTGGTGTCGAAGCTTTCCGAGGAACTCCGGGCGAGGCTACGGTCTCCGACGTCACTGACCTGGGCCTTCAGGGCTGCCTCCACCCGGTACTTCGCGTCAGCCCCGACCCCGTCGCGCGCGATGATGAACAGGCGCATGAACGGGTAGTCGGATGCGTCGGCCTCGTCGATCGAGAAGGCGGCGTCCGCGGTCTCTGGCCACTGCTCGAGCGGGATCCCGGACCGGAGTGCATGAGTCCAGGCGGTGGCCTCCATGAACTTCGCCTGAAGAGTCGACGTCTTGGACGTCATGTCGACGCGGGCGGGCGCTGTCGACTGGTCGATGTCGACCTCGTCGGTCTTCACGCTGGTGGCCTGCTTGATTCCGTCTGTGTCGATCGCGCCGAGGACGCGCGTGCCGGACGGGAGGGCGAGCGGAATGTTGGTTGTCGCGTCGAAAAACCTCGTCGGGAAGACGACGCTCATGGGGGCGACTGCGGCGATCTTCGTCCCCCACTTGCGGATCCGGCTCGTGTTGTACGAGTCCGTGAAGTCAATGTCTGTGTCGGCCATGGTGGTGTTCCTTTCAGGGAAGGGTTACTGGGGGCGGATTGTGAACTCGATGAGCCCGTTCGCTCGACGAAGGCCCAGGTTCGGGTAGGGGAGCATCCCGAAGTCCTCGACGATGCGAACCTCGTCGAAGTAGACGCCGGCGGCCGCCGAGCACTCGAGGCCCTTCAGCGCGGCGGTCACTAGAGGAATCAGGTCCAGGACCTGACTTCGCTCCGCCGCGATGATGTCGATGTCGGCCCGCGGGTTGAGGTCGACCTCCCCGGATTCACCGCCCCCGCTCGTCTGAGTGAGGAGGATGATCGGCACGAGGTCAGCCAGCTTGTCCGGGGACTCCGTGTAGGTCGGGGCCACGGCGCGTAGCGCGGCGACGAGCGGCGTCTCGATGGTCGGCCAAGTGAGGTCAGGCATTTCGCGCCCTCGACATGACCTGCATCGGAGTGATGGTCCCGTGCTCCCCATCGGGGACGGTCCCACCGACCTCCGAGTACATGCGCTTGATGCCCGTCGGGCTCTTCTCGCCCGGCCGGGTGCCCGCCTGGATGGTCATTGACCTGGAGAATCCGGGCATCCCAGTCTTGGCGGCGAGGAGGGCGGCTCGCGCCTTCACGCGGTCGGCCTTCCGGTTGAGAGCCTGACGGACCGGCTCACTGTGCGCCGCCTGGTCAACGATCTGGTGGATCAGTTCCGAGCTGATAACCTCGGCCATCACTCCCACCTCCTCACGTAGATCTCCACGTGGCTGATGAGGCCGAGAGGGTCTTGGAGGATGACGGGCTCCGTGTCGACCCTCCATGAGATCCCGCCGGCCTCGACGCGGTCGCCCTTTTCTGCGGCGGTCCCGATGGGCGCCGTGATGCAGCGTTCCGACCGGGACTGCATTTCCTGCGTGGGCGAAAGAAAGTCGCCGGCGGAGGGAGAGGCGCTCACCGGGAGGATCGAGCACCCGTCGACCACGGTCCGCGTCGTCGTCTCCACTGGGACCCCGTGGTCGTCCGGCGGCCCCTCCTCGACGTGGACGATCGTCACCGTGTCGACGGACAGGGCGTCATCCATGGCTCACCTCCGGTAGCGGTTGACGGCGTCCGACCAGGCCTGTGTGACGCCGGTCGTCGCCTGCTGGCCGAACGTGACGCCGGAGATCCCGAGCGTCCGCTGCTGGATGGCGGGGTTCGACGTGAGCGCGATCTGCGCCCGCTCGAGGACCGCGTCCGCCACGTCGCCGGGGATCTCCTCAAACCCGTGGTCGAAGGTGACCTGGATGTTGCCGAGCCCATCCGGCCAGCCGGCCTGCCGGCGCAGAATCCCGGCGTCCTCATCAACCTGAAAGTCGGTGACGGCGACGCCGCCCACGCTCACCGAAACGTTCGCGACGGGGAAGGCGGGGAGAATGAGGGTCTGCCCGCCGCCCCCGTTGAGAGCAACCGTGTCGGCCTTGACGAGGAAGAGAGTGCGGCCGACGTCCCCGGTGAACCGACTCGTGGCGCGACGCAGCTCAAGGATGAGCTTCGGATCGTCGGCCGTCTTCCCGGTGATAGTCGCGAGGTCATTCGGCGACGCGAGAAACTGCTCCTCGTCATTCATGACAGGTCACTCCTCGGCGTCAGGCTCGGCCTTCTTCGCGGACACGCGGCGGCCACCTCGTCGCGGGGCGGGGGCAGCCGGGGCGGGCTCATCGATCAGGACGGCCCGCTCCGGCTGATGCCCCTCCTCGAACTGGAGGATGAGGCCGCCGACCTGGTAGCGGCGGATCATCGCTCACTCCTGCGCGATCGTGAGCTTGACGATCGCGGAGGGGCGCCGCACGGCCAGGCCGACACGCTCCTCAACGACGGTCCGCACGAGGTTCTCCGTCACCCGCGTGTACGGGTCGACCTTCGTGACGATGCCGCCCTTGCGGTACACGGTGACGGCGCTCTTGAAGGCACCGACCGCGATCGTGCCCTTCGGGATGGCGGCGGACACGCGCGTGTTGAACCCCCAGAGGTTCGGCTGGATCGGGACGCCGCCGTTGCCGTACTGGCCGACGAACGGGCCGCCCGCAATGTACTGGCCGTTCGTGTCCTTGGACAGCCGGAGCGTCTGGTAGTCGGTCGGGTTGATCAGAATCCCGTCCGCCGTGAGGCCGGTCGAGACGTTGATCTTGGTTGCCGCGTCAAAGAGCGCGTCCGTGATGTCGGAGGGCTTCGCGGCCACGTCGAGCGCGGTCGACTGGAGCCCGTCCCGGTTGAAGACGCCCTTGATGTTCGTGCCGGCGCCGTCACCGAAGAGGAGCTGGTGCTCCTCGGCCAACGCGAGCATGTAGAGGCCGCGGTTGTCGATCTCGGTCTTCCAGAAGGCCGTATCGGAAAGCATCTCGTCGGAGACGATCCACCAGGCGGCGATCTTGTGGAGGGCCTCGGTCACAGCCGTGGGGTCCTGCACGTGGATCTGCGGCTTCTGCCCGGCCTCAGCGACGGTAGCGAAATCACCGTCGACACCAGCCTCAACAAAGTAGGTGATCTTGTCGCCGCTGATGCTCCCTGAGCCGAACAGGTCGGTGACCGTGGGGCGGCGGTAGCCGCGCACCAGGTTCGTGTCGATGTCGGTCAGGAGCGGCGCGAACACGCCGGGGACCGTCTGGGTCTGCTCGTTCTCGCCCGCCTTGAAGGCGGGCGCCTCGACGGGCTGGCGTGCGGCGAGGCGCGCCAACCCATCCACGCCGAGCGACTTCACGAAGTGGTCGCCCAGGCTCAGGGCCTGGGCCCCGCCGTTGCTCGGCGGGGTGTGAGGCTCCTGGTTGGCTGCGTCAAGCGCAGCCTTCAGGCTCGCGGCAACCTCACTGTCGTGGTCGACGTCCTTCTTCGCCTGGATGATCTCGCCGGCGAGGGCGCCCATGCGGGCCTCGTCCTCGGGGGTGAGGTCCTTCTTCGCCTGCAGCTCCGCGGCCTCGTCAAGCAGGGCCTTGAGGTGCGCCTTGTGGTTCATGGTCACTTCTCCTTCGGGCCGATTGCCTCGACCACTGCGTTGAGGAGCGCCGCTGTGACGCTCCCGGAATTGGGGAGGCCACCGGACGTGTGTTCGGTGGCCTTGTTGATGTCCTCGCCGTCAGGCGGAGGCGGCTCAGGGGATGGGTCGGTGCCGGGCGGCTCCTCGCCGGCGAGCAGCGCGTCGATCTGCGCGCGGAGCGCCTTGAGGCGGTCGAGGTCCACGCCGTTGACTGCGGGCGCGGCCTTGACGTCGAGGAGCTGCGTTTCAGGGTTGGCTCCAGCGAGGCACAGGCTCACCTCGCGGAGGTCGAAAACGGAGTCGTACTCGGTGAGGTTCCCGTCCTCGTCCTTGCGGAGCTCGAACCCATCGAGCGGGACGAACCCCCCGATGCTGAACTCCTTGATGAGCCCGTTCTTCATGAGGCGGTACGCCTGCGGGCCGTTGGGACTGTCGAGGTCGATCTGCCCGTCGATCACGAGTCCCTTGTCGGTCTCCTCGCCCATGAACGAGCCGAGGACGGCACTGAGGTCATCCCATCGGTGGGACCACATGAACGGGAACGGATCACCGCCACGCGCGTCAAGAGACGCTTTGAACGCTCCGGGGAGGAGCACTCCGCCCTGGGAGTCGCGGACGTTGAACACGCTCACGAGCGCCCTGAATGCGCCTGGCATGTCGGCGTCTTCGGGTGAGGCGTCGAGGAGCCGCGCCTTGCACGTGATCTTCCGGAGCCGCGTCGCCGCCGCCTGCTGCTTCATCGTCTCTGTCCCTTCCGGCATGCGTGGCGGCGTCACGTACCACGAGTGGATCGCGGCGACCGTCCGTTCTGCGTTGTCTCCGTCGCGGGCGCGAGCCCGATCGATGCACGTGTCCTCGCCGGGGTCGATGAGGAGGAAACTGGCGCCGGCACCCTGGTAGGCGTCGAGGCGCTGGGCGTCGATCGCGGAGTGAATCATCCAGGCGTCCGACCCTGCGGAGGAGTGCCGCCACAGGGCGCCCGTCACGTTCCTGAAGACGCTCTCCCGGCAGGCGAAGGCGATCGCGTGAGCGATGCCGTTCGCATACCGGTTCACGTCGGGACCGCCGACCGCCTTCAGGAGCAAGTCGAAGTCGAGGCGCACGTCCCCGGCCTTCATGTGCTCCTCGACGTAGGTCGTCTTCCCAGCGCAGGGCGGTCCGACGATCACGGTGATCACGTGGGATCGCCCCCAATGAACCAGTGGGGCGCGGACTTCTCATCGGAGGGGCGGGGCGCGCGGTCAGGCGCCTCCGGGTCCTCGTTCTGCGACCCTGAGTCGGTGGGAGAGGCCTGCCCGCCCGCGGTCACGTTCAGGGGCGTGATCAGCTCGTTCTCGCCTTCGATGCGCGGGAGGTCGAGCTTCGCGCGGCCCTCGTTGCGCGTCATGACGGGGGCGCCGACCATCGTCTGGATGATGGATGCCTGCTCCATGAAGCTTCCGTCGATCGCTGCCTGACGGTCGAGGTCTGCGTACACACTGGGGTCTCCGCCCGCGAGGGCGGGGACGATGTGCGCGTTGAACGCGTTCTCCAGCTCAACGATGATCGGGCCGACCGAGGGGCCGTAGAGCATTCGCCGGTAGGCGGCCACGTTCGCGAAGGAACCTTCGCGGGCGCCGATCAGTTCGGGCGCGATGTGGTAGAAGCTGCACACCTCGATGTCGGTGAGCTGGCGGCCCTCGAGGTCCTGCGCGTCCCGCGGGCTCACCGTCGATCCGATCTGCTTGTACTCCATGCCGTCTTCGAGGATGGGAGTGCCGGCCGCCTTCCCGTTCCGGTAATCCCGCCAGTCTTCGAGGAACTCGGTCTTGCTGTTCTTCTCCCACCTCGGGCCGACCGGCCTCGTCAAGTATCCGGTCAGTTTCGGGCTGCGCTCCCACTGCGCGTTACGCCAGGCGACAGCCCGCCGGTTCTCGTTGAGGATCTGCGCCAGCGTCTGGAGGGACGGGACGCCAGCGGCGGTGAACTCGCTCCACCCGGTGGCGAGCGCGAACGGGTACTCGACCCGGTCCGTGATCTCGAACTGGCGGCCGCTCACCGTGAAGGAGATCCGCGTCGGCTCGTCCAGGTCGAGCCCACTGTCGATCGTGAAGTTGCGGGGAGGGATACGCTTCAGCCCGACACCGGGGAGGACGACCGCGAGCCACCGGTCGTAGATGAGCCGGTCCGTGACGATCTTCCGGAGGAACTGGTCGCCGGTCGTGAACACGCCGGGCTGCCGGAGAGTCTTCTCCGCCGGAGAGTCGCTGACGCGCTTCCGGTCAGTGTCATCGACCCTGCGGTACACCTTCCATGGGATGGCCGACACCGACCTGGCAATATAGTCGACAACCTTCCGGACGCTGGGCTGCGTACGCCACACGTCCCGCGCCGAAATGAACGACGGAGAGAACTCAATACCGAGATCCGTCACCTCGGGCGCCGTCGTGACGAGCACTCCCGAGGCGGCAGATCCCGCGGCCTGCCCGGTGGCGGACTTCGACTTCTGGATGAACTTGATCATCGAGGCACCACCTGAACGAGGAGGACTGCGCGCGCGTAGACGGTCACTTTCCCGTCAACCTGCGTTCCATCCGCAATCGCGTCGCGGAGTCGGATTCTCCCGGGCCACGCCCAGCAGGTGACTCCCTGCAGGCTCGTCCCGTCACTGAGCTGCACCATGGCGAGACGGCCAGGACGGTAGAACATGGGCCCTCCTCTCACGCGAAGATCAGGCGGTGGTCGCCGTACGAGCTGACGGCCGCGTCGGCTGTGGCCTCAGTCAGCGCGTCGATAAGGGCCGCGACGCCGTCGATCTTGTCGCCGGACTTTTTCTTGGACGGCTTGACGTTCCCCGCGGCGTCCATCTCCACACCGAGGTTGTCGACACACCACCGGGCGACCGGGTTCCCCATGTGCTCAATCCCCGGATGCCGCTTCGACTTCGAGCCGCGGAGGAGGAGTCGGAGCATCTCCTTCGTCGGGGGAGACAACGTCAAGAAGCCTTGACGGACAACCACCATTTGGAAGCCGTCCGCCGTGAGGTCGTTCACGAGCTGCGTCCCGTCAAACTGGTCGTACCCGATGCTCCGGATCTCGTACCGCTCGGCATCCTCATTCAGGTCAGCTCTGATGTAGTCGAAGTCCGTGACATTGCCGGGTGTGAGTGTCAACCACCCGTCCTCAACCCACCGTGAGGCAGCCCCGTTCGTCCGACTGTCCAACGCTTCCACGTTGTCCTCGGGCGTCCAGAACCGCCAGAGCGCCGTGTACCCCCAGTCGTCACGCGGGAAGAGGAGGCACACGCTGGACAGGTCGGACGTCGAAGCCAGGTCGAGGCCTCCGTAGCAGGGGAGCCCGTCCAGGTTCACCCGAGTCCGGCCCTTGTTCGCGTCCCAGACCCCCATGTCGATGTACCGAGTCTCCTGCGGGGTCGCCCGGTTGAGGTTCAGCCGGTAGAAGCGGGCCCGGAGGGCGGGGGACTGCTTCGCCTTCGCGGCCTCCGACTCCATGAACGCCTTCGTGGGCGTTACCCCGTAGCCGGGGTTCGCCCTACGCCACGTCGCCTCCGAAAACGGAGGAGCCGACTCCGGGGCCGCGAACACGACGCCGTACTCGGTGGGCGACGCGACAGCCCCACGAGCCAGGTCCTCGATATGCTTCCGGCGCACCGCGTACACGCTGTTCTTGTCGCCGTCATTCGCCGTCGTGATGATGATCGTGAGCGGCTGATCCCGGGCGCCCGTCCCAGACTCCAGGGCGTCGATCACGCTCGAGTCCTTGTGCACGTGCAGCTCGTCAACGATCGCCCCGTTCGGGTTCGACCCCTGCAGGAGGTCCCCGATAGACCCGACAGCCTTCATGAACGACTGGTCGGTCTCGCGGACGATCTCCCGCTTCAACGGGCGGACGCCAGCCGCCTTCATGCCGGGTGACGCCTGCGCGATCAGTAGCGCCGGACGGTACGCGTTCATCGCCTGATCCCGGGACCCGGCAGCGGCGATCACCTGCGCGCCCGGCTCACGGTCAGCAAACGCCAAGTACAGGCCGAGGCCCGCCGACAGGGTCGTCTTCCCGTTCTTCCGCGGCACCTCAACCCAGATCGTGCGGATGATCCGGAGGTAGCGCTCAGCATCCGCATCCCACCGGACCCACCCGAAGGTCGGGGCGATCACGTAGGCGACCTGCCAGGCGTCCGGGTTCAGCGGGCGGCCGGCCCACTTGCCCTGCGAGTGGCGCATCGACCGGAGCGCCGTAATCACCCGGTCGACCGCCGCCGCGTCGAACTTCGCTCCCGCCTCGTCGCGGGGCTCCGGCGTCCGCCACAACGGGCGCTGCCAGCGCTCCAGCTTGTAGCCGCGCGACTTCAAGTACCACTTGACTTCGGGGGACAGGGCGGCGGCGACCGGGCGGCCGGACGGGCGCTCCTTCGAGCTCGCCCGCCTACGTGCCGGTGAGGCCGAACGGGTTTTCGCCATCGTCGGCCCCCTTCGGCATGGTCACGCGCACCCGGGACGCGAACGACAAGCCGAGCTGCTTCGCGTACTCCAGGAATGCGGTGCTGTTGTCCTTGAAGATCTGCGCCTCCGGGCTCTTCTTCGTCCCCCCGTGTGCCGTGTCCTCAACGACCGCGCCGTCAAGGATCAGGTGAGTCGACGCCTCACGCGCCATCACGAAGTGCCGGAGCGCCAGCTCAACTGTCATCCCGTCGACCTTCGAGATCAGGCGGGCGGCCGTCAGCTCGGGAACGATCTCATCCCAGAGCATGTCCACGTCGTCGGGGAGGCCGAATGGCTTGTCGGGAGGCTCGGCGGGCGCCCGCGTGTTCGCGGTCCCGTCGTCCTTTCCCGTCGTCTGGACGAGGTGCAGCTTCATCGGACCGCGACTGCCCACGGCGATCACCCCCTACGTGGTCCCGGCCGGGGCCTCACAAAAAGTTGGAAAACTGGGGCGCGCGTCTCCTCGGCTAACCCGCGCGCCGCAGGTCAACGGTTGGTAAAGCGCGGACCCCCCTTCCCCCTGAGGACCGAAGGTCAAGCCTGAGTCAAGCCGCGGTCAAGCATGGCGGCTGCGACCGGAGTCGACCCGCCTTCTCTCGCGTCGAGTCCGCGCCGCCGCCACCGTCTTGCGGTGATGGCAGTCATGGCACAGCCACGCGCCATTGTTCGGGTCGTAGAGCGCGCCGCCGTCAGCGACCTCGATGACGTGATCAGCCTCGCTGCCTGGCTTGCCGCATGCCTGGCAGATCCCCGCGGCCCGGCGCCGGACCTCGGTCGCCCAGGCCCGCTCCCGTGTCCGGTCGGTGACGAGCCGCTTGTGCGCGCTGGGCCTGGCCCACGGCTCGGGCTGGTGGCGGGCGCACTTGCCGCGGTTGACTGCGAATTGTCCGCAGCCTGGTGTGCTGCAGCGCGAGCGGGCTCGGTATGGCATCTGAGGCCTCCCGTTCGGTCGTAGCCTGACGGCATGAGCGTGATGACTGCGAAGGGCTACAACGGGCTGGTGGCGTTCGACGGTGAAGCGGTAGTGGTGACGCGGAAGGGGCTGATGGCGCGTCTGAGCGTGGGTGACGGGGAGAAGCGGATCCCGGTCTCAGCTGTGTCGGACGTGCAGTGGGTGGCGCCGTCAGTCATGACGAACGGTTTCATGCGGCTGGTCTTGTCTCCGGGTGGGAGAGCGGTGCCCAGCGTCCAGGATGCTGGGCGTGATGAGAATGCTGTGCTCGTGACCTTCCAGCATCGCAAGGAGTTCGCGGCGCTGGTGGACGCTGTGCGGGCGGCGGTGTCGGAGGCTGCCGAGTCGGGGGCTCGGGTGGGGGCTGCTGAGTGGACTGTCGAACGTCAGCATGAGGGCGTAGCGGCGGCGGTCGACCGGCGTGTCGAGTCCGGTCCGATCGCCTCCGTGAGGGGAGCTGACGGGGTCCTCATCTTGTACGCGGATCGTCTTGAGCGTCGGGTGGGCATGAAGTCGGAGGCGATGGCCTTGCGTGACGTGACCGGCGTCCATCTCGAGTCGGGGTCGGAACTGGAGTCGAGGGTGACGATGACTCGACTCGTGGCGCTGGGGCTGTTGGCGTTCGCTGTCAAGAAGAAGCGCGGCGGTGAACGGTTCTTGACGATTGAATCGCGGGACGCATTCTGGTCGCTGGAGGTCCCTCGGAAGGGCGTCAGGGATGCTGCGCGGTTCCGGGGTGCGGTGGAGGACCAGGTCCGGAAGGCGTCGGCGTAGACGCTGGGTGTGGGTGAGCCCCCGGCCGTGCCCGGTGGCCGGGGGCTCTGTCACATCACAACACCAGGAGGAATCCCGTTTGTGGGCGCGCTGAACGTCCCACGACAGGTATTTTGGCTCGCCTGAGCCGTGGGCGCTACCCGTTTGCGCTGGAGTGTGGGTGTGTGCGGCGCCATCCGGGGCGCGAGCGTTTCTCGGCGAGCGCGTTGGCGGCCTGGTTGAGGGCGCGGAGGTTGACTGTGGGCGGGTCGCCTTCGAGGGGGAGGCGTGGCGGCCGCGTCCAGTTGTGGAGGTCGTCCCATGTGAGTTCGGGCCATAGGCGGAGTGCCTCGGTGGGGGTGACGCGGAGCCCGGGGTCGATGGCGATGTCGCGGAGCCGGGCGCGTTCGGCGCGGGCCACGTCTTCCAGTGACCCGTACCATGTCTCGCACGTCTCGCAGACTCCCCAGTCGGGGATTCCGTGGTCGGTGGGGTCTGTGGTGATGTCGCCTCCGCATTTGGGGCAGCGGGCGAGTACGTGGGGGGCGTGCCCGGTTTGTCGTCCGATGACGGTGTGGGCGTCGCGGATGGTTTCGCAGAGCGCGTCCCAGTCGTCGGACCGGTGGGCCCACTCCAGGACGCCGGCCTGCTGGAGGTAGGCGAGGGCTGTCAGGGGTGCGGGGTCGTGGCGGCCGGTGGCGATTTGGCGCGCCCAGCTCATGAGGATCTCGTCGAGGCCGCGCGGGGTGCGGATCCCGGTGGCGCCCTCGTCGGTGCGGTCGATGACCGTGTCGAGGTGGAAGGGGAGTCGATCCGCGTCGTCACCGCTGCTTCCGCCGGCCAGGGTGAGGATCGGGCTGCTGACGCCGAGGACGGTGGCGGCGTTGTCGTCGAGGAGCGGCCGCCATGCCGTGATGTCCGCCAGCCAGCGGCGAGCCTTCTCAATCGTGATCATTTCGGCCTTTCACAGTAATTGTCGAATGTCCAGCCCGAGCTCAAAGCGCTCGCCTTCCCGTGCCGCGACGGCCACCACCTGCGCCAGACGACGCGGAGCCACCGCCACCCACGGTCGCTCGTCCACACGGGATGCCACGCGAACCACCGGAACCACTCGCCCCCAATGCGAGGCGTGCAATATTCACGGATGAGCATGACTTCCCGGGGGTCGAAGGCCGGGGGCGGCTTGACGATCGACACCGGACGGTCACCCACGGCTCGGCTCCTCGGTCGGGGCGTGCCATTCGCCGGGCGCATACACGGTGATCCGGGCGACGAACCCCTCGTGGGTGAGCAGTTCCGGCTCGATCTCGATGCGGAGAGTCTCGAGCACACCCCCGTAAGCGAGAAGTCCTTTCACACCCCTCTCGATTCCCTCAGCAAGGTTCGGAAACGCGAGGTCGCAGCACTTCACGCCGACGGTCTGCGCCTCCCACACGCCGACCCCCCGGTCGCCCCACAGCGAGTAATTGCCCCTCGCGATGCCGACGAGCGACTCCGGCGACGTGTCTGAGAAGATCTCGCTCCAATCGATGTCGCGCGAGAATGCGATCGCGAGTGTCCGGCGATTCCCTGCGAGGTCGCGGACCTGCCCGTCGCGCGGGCCTCCGTAGAGCCGGTACCTGGTCATGCTGTCCTCGACTCTTCGGCGGCGGTCTCGGGGGCATAGCGGCGGATCCTGTCCGGCCGGTAGCCGCCCCACGCGTCCACCACGTCCCCGCCGCGGCTCACGATGACGCCGGGCGCGGTGGTGATGTGGTGGCGGAAGAGGAGCACGAAATTCTCCTGCGCAGGGTGCTCCTCGTAGGGGACGTTGAGCTCGTCGAGGAGGCGTTTCGTCGCACGGCACGCCTGGCAGTGACGCTGCGTGTACACGCTGATCGTGATGTCCATGGTCTCTGGTCCTTTCGTCAGAAGGGGGGTTCGTTGCGGGCGGGCTGCGTGGCCCACTGAGCGTTGGACTGTGGGGGCTGCGTGTAGTTGCCGGGGCCGGGCCTGTTCGCGCGTCCTGCGCCCTGCTGGGCGGCTCCGTGGGGCTGCTGGCGGGTGACTTGGGCTCGGGCGTTGCGGAGGCTGGGCCCGATCTCGTCGGCCTGAAGTTCCACCACGGTGCGTTCCTGCCCGTTCTTGTCCTGGAATCGGCGCTGCACGAGCCGGCCCTGGACGATGACGCGCATGCCCTTGCGGAGCGTGTCGGCGACGTTCTCGGCCTGTTCGCGCCACACGCTGGCGCGCAGGAAGAGGCTCTGGTCGTCGACCCACTCGCCGCGGCCCTTGTCGAAGTGCCTGGGGTTGGTCGCGACCGTGAAGTCGGCGACGGGGCTGCCGGAAGGCGTGTAGCGGATCTCCGGGTCCGCGGTCAGGTTCCCGATGATGGTGATGACGGTTTCTCCGCTCATGCGATCACCCGCCGCGCGACGCTGATGACCATGAGGAGCCACGGTACGAAGACCATGGCGACCGCGATCAGGGCGACGATGCTGCCCTGGATGTGCGCCCAGACCCCGGCCGGCGGCTTCGACAACGCTTCCCGCATCGTCTTGGTGTTCTGCGAGATCCCGAGGGCGATGATCCAGAAGATCAGTCCGAGGAGGCTCAGGGCGATGAGGGCGATGACGTCGGTGATGGTCATGATGCTGCTCCGATCTGGCCCAGTTGGGCCGTGAGGTTGGGTGGGATGGTCGTGTCGGTGGGGTCGCACCGCCAGGTGGATTCGAGTTCTGGGCGGCGCCCGAGGCTGCGCCACGCGTTGGCGGACGCGTCGGCTGGGGGACTGCCCGCGCCGACGAGGCGGAGGTAGGCGCGGCGCCACCGGATCTCCTCCTGCGGGGTGACAGCCTCGGGGTAGAGGCGCCCATGCTTCTCGGCGTCGGCTACGCGGGTGACGCGGATCTTGCGGCACGCGCGGTTGACGTCTGCGGGCATGATCCAGCGGGTCTCGGTGGCGTAGTGGCGGGCGACGGCTTGGAGGGCGTCGGCTTCGGTCACGTCGTCGTCGAGGGCGTCGGCCCAGGCGCGGAGCGCGTTCTTGTCGGCCGGACGGTTGTCGAAGGCTGTGATCTTCTCGAGCGCGCGTTTCGCGATGCTGATACTGACCGTCATCTCAATACCCGATCTGCTCGTACTCGTACTCGGGGGGTTCGATCTCCTGGGCGGCGGCTTCCCAGCCGAGCATCCGTTCCGTCGTCGTGGGCCGGCCGGCGGCTGCGTCGCGGCGGGGGAGCGGGTCGTCTTCCCAGCCGTTGGCTGCGAGCCAGCGCTCGGCCTGCTGCGTGAACTGGTCGATACGGTTGGGGTCGTCGCGGTAGCGAGCGGCGCCGGCGTTGATGATCTGCTCGGGTGCCCGCTTGCGGGCCTCCTGCCACTTCGCGAGGGCCTTCCGCTTACCGCTGTGCCGCGGGTAGGAGCTCCAGAACTCTTCGAAGGCGGCCGGGTATGTGAATGACGGCTGGGGAGCGGCGCCGTCGTTCGAGTCCGCGTCAGCGGGGTCGAACAAGGGGTTTATGTCTTTCTCTGTCGTCTGTCGTCTGTCGTCTGCTTTTGTTTCGCGACCCGAGTCGGCAACCGAGTCGGTTTTCTTTGGCCTACCGCCCCGCTTTCCGTTGTTCCGGTTCGTCTCAGATCGCGCTAGAACATCCGCCTTTGTTTCCTGGTGCTCGGCGTAGTCATGGATCTGATATCCGCCCTCAACTTCGATGAGTGACGGATTGGTCGGATCGTTGGTTAGGAGTTCGGTTAGCGCTTCGCTATCCGAGTCGGTAACCGAGTCGGTTTTCCATTTGCGGCGCATGACCGCGTCCGGAATGAACCCATCCGTGAGCTGGTCCTTGCTCCAGCACAGGAGTTCGAAGAACATGCGGAATGCGTGGTCAGAAACCCCCGCGAACTTCTTGTTGTCAGGCATGTCTGTGGTGACGCGAATCCAGACCCTGCCGTCCTTCGCCTTCGCCATCGCTATTCCTCCCCCGATTCCTCTCGTGCCGCCTCTGCCTGGAGGACGGCGTAGACGATGAGCCGCGTGATGGTCGGGAGCTGCGCGCGCCCATAGATCCGCTCACTCAGGTCACGGATGTCGTCGGCCGTCATGCCCGGCTCCCTTCTGGCCCGTAGTCCGGCTCGTCGAGGAGCCACGCCTCGTCGGTGTCCATGTCGATGACGGTGTCCAGGCCGCAGGTCTGGCAGCGGTCGCAGACGAGCATCTGGCCCGTCTCGACCTGCCCGCGCCAGTGCGTGTGCCGTCCCGAGTGCCCGCACCTGGGACACGGGGGTTCGGGCGGCGGAGGCGGGCAGATAATCACGATCGGGTGCCGATCGTCACGCACCCACCTGACGGGCCGCCCGTCCCACAGTGCGGGGAGCGCGTGCCACGGGGCGTGATCCCACAGGCCCGGGAGCTCGCCGGTCACCATGACGTCGCCTGCCGGACGATCGTGATGTCGACGCCCACCCGGTGCCCTGGCGGGGCGTACCGCTTCTCCGGGTCCAGCCACTTGACGATCCGACTGTCCTCCCTGAGGACCCCGCCCCCGCGGCGCGGGCACAGCCCGTCTCCGAGGCTCCGCTGCAGCTTGTCGAGATCGGGTTTCACTGCGGGCACGTCCCACCGGGGGCGCTTCGGGCGGGGCAGCCAGAAGACGGCGCCGACCATGACCGGCTCGTCGAGGGGCAGCACCCACCCGGCCGCCGTGGCGGCCCTCACGGTGAGGAGCGTGATCGACGACCGCCACCCGTCCAGCAGCGGGTTGTCGTGGAGGACGACGGCGCGCCCACCCCGGGCGAATGCCCGCGTTGACCCCTCCGTGATAGGCCCTCCGGGCACGAACACGCGGAGCGTCCCACTCTCACCGCACATGACTCTTCCCCCTCGCCTTTCTCTTCTCCCGGTCCCAGCAGCTCTGGCACAGGCCCCGACCGACGTGTCTCACGGTCCCGGGCGCGTCCTTGATGGTCTGGTGTCCGCTCCGCATCGGCCGCCCGCAGCACACGCACGCGGTTGGGTGCGGGTCGCGGAGTCGCTTCGACGGGAGTTCTCCCCGCCGCCGGGCTCGCTCATGGCAGGTGGCGCACAAGCCGAGCCCCTTGAAGACGACAGTCCCGGGCGCGTCGGCTACGCGCGCGTGCGCGTCACGCATCGGCCGCCCACACCCCACGCAGGAGCTGGGTCGAGTCGCCGGGCGTGGCCCATCTCGTGGTGCCCGCCGGCGGATGCGCTGACGGCATGACACGCACAGGCCCCGACCCCCGTAAGCGACCGTCCCGGGCGCGGTGGCGGCACTCTGCTTCGAGGAGCGGAGGGGCCTGTGGCAGGACGCGCATCGCTCTGGGCGCGACCGGCGGCCCGCGGCCCTCGGCTGGCGCTTGGCCTTGTGCCGCGGCTTCTTCGGACGGGCGGCCTTCCGACATGGCGCGCACTCCCCGGCGTCGCCGTACAGGACCGTCCCCGGTAGGTGCGGGTCCTCGGGGCGGCGCATCGGCCGCCCACACCCCGCGCAGTGCCCGGCGGGCGCCGCCACGTGATGCCGGCGATCGACGCGAGCGGTCACCGTCTCCCCGGCGTAGATGCCGGACAAGTATTCGGCGGGCCTTTCACCCTCGATCTCGTCGTTCCACTCCCGGCACTGCGCGAGTACGGGGCACCGACGGCACACGCTGACCGCCTGCCGGTTCTCGGGTGCGAGCCGGCGCATCGGGGGCTGCCACCACACGGGGGGCAGGCCGACGCACGCCGCCCGCTCCATCCACGGGAGACCGTCAAACACGTCTGCGCCGCTCATTTCTTGGCTTCTCCCCACCAGGGGATCGACCGGTAGTCGACTTGTCGGCCGGCTTCCTCCGCGGCCCGGATCCCCTCACGCATGCCGTGGCTGATCCCGAGATCCGTGTACACCGCGGTCATGGTGGCGGCACGCCCCCAGGCCAGGCCCGCCCGGATCCCCATCTCACGGTCCTGTGGCTCATCGTCGTTGAGGACCTGCGGGTACAGGAGGTGTGAGGCGAACGGCGCCTCCCCGCGGCGCAGGCTGTCCTCCATGCAGACGCGCGCGTAGTACTCGTGGAGTTGGGTGTCTCCCGCGAATGGGGACTCGAGGAGGATGAGGGGCCGCCACCCGTGGTTGAGCTGGGCGTCATCCCCGGCGGTCGTCACGGCCCGCGCCACCTGCCGGAGCCCGTTGAGCCCGCCGCGCGGCCGGTAGATGGTCACTGTCCCTGTCGCGCGGCTCTGCATCTCGAGGCGAGGCTCCTCCCCACCGACCACCGTCAGGTCAATGTCGCCCGCGCCAGGAATCGTTTCCCGAAACACGCTCATCTCAGAACAGCCCTTCTTGCGATTGGTCGATGGGTAGGCAGGTGGGGGAGAGCCAGAGGCGCTCCCGCTCGTCGACCCGGACGCCACCGTGGCCGCCGGTGGTTGCGGCGCCGACGGTCTTGGTCCACCCGTAGTTGAGCAGCTCGTCGTGCTCGTCGCTGTACCCGCACAGGACGATCCGCCACCGGGGGGGGGGGGGTGCGTCGATGCACCACTGGCGGACTTTCGCGCTGATCGAGAGGTCGCTGGTGGCGGCGTAGATGTCCGCGCTCGTCTCGTAGGGCGGGTCGAGAAACACGCCGACCGGGCAGTCGCCTCCGCTCCCGGGAGTAGTGACGGCGGGCGTGAGGACGCGGAGCCAGTCGCCGGCGGTGATCCGCACGTCGCGGAGCCGGGCCTGGAGGGCCTGCAGGTAGGGCTCGATCGGCCCGTGACTGTAGAGGCCCTGCCCCATGCCGGAGAGGGCCGGCATCTCACGCCTGACCCCGTCGCCGCCCGTGTTCCGGAGGCGCCCGTCCACGGTTTGCCACGGCCCGCCTGCAACAGGCGTTCCGATCGACCATATGGCGCAGTAGAGCCACCAGATGGCGGCCTTCAGGTCGTAGTTCTCGGGGTGCCCCTCCAGCCAGGCGATCAGGTCCGGGTCGTTGTGCTCCTTGAGCCAGGCCCGCATGGCGTTGAAGTCGGGCTCGCAGACGCGCTGCCCGTCGAAGAACGCGGCGATCTTCTCGGGCGCGTAGCGGATGGCGCGCCACGCGTTGATGAGCCACCCGTCCGCGTCGTTTATGGTCTCGGCGCGACCCCTGTGCGCGGTGCGGGCGAGGAGTACGGCGGCTGACCCGCAGAAGGGCTCAACGTAGTGGCTTGGGTCTCCGAGCGCCCGCCACACGACGGGCGCAACGCAAGACTTACCTCCAAAGTATTTGAATGGGGCGCGGAGCATCACTGGAACGCCACCTCGAGGTCCTGGTGGAGGGCTGCCCGCAGGACGCCGGCTGCTGCTGCGGTCGCGTCCAAGGCGGCCTCCGGACCGGCCTGGCAGGCCGCCGTGCATAGCGCGCGCATCGTCTCCTTGTCACCGTTCAGGCAGGACGTGAGGAGGCGTCCGGCTGTCAAGGTCGCGGGATCCGCGTCATCGTCGAAGACCGGCACGGCCATCCGGCACGTCTCCCCGCGGTCCTCAGCCACCGCGCGGACCGCGAGGGCACTCGTCTCGCTCACGCAGTAGAGGAAGAGCCACGCGTCAATGTTCGTCTTGAGGTGCTCGCGAACCCACGCGCCCGCGACCTTCCCCGACGCGTCCGTAAGGTCCGCGGCGATGAGCTCCACGAAGCGCTGAAAATCGTGTTCATCAAAACCGGGCCGAAAGTCGATGCTCATGCTGTCCTCCTGAGAATGCCGATGTTCACGGCGGGCGCCGGGTGAGCGATGGCGGCGGTGAGGGTGCGCCGCTGGTCGGCGGTCAATCCGCCGCGGATCCCGAAGACCTGGTCGACGGTGGGCTCCTCCCGGAGCGCATCCGCCAAGCAATCGACGCGCACGGGGCAGTCCCCGCACATGCCGAGGGCTGCGCGCTCCGCCATGCGCCGCGTCGCCCCCGTGAACTCCTCGGGGAAGAACATGGTCCGGTCCTCACTCGCGCAGCGCGCGAGGCGCCTCCATGGGGCGGTCACGCCTCCTCACCCCCGTCGAGGGTCGGCTGCGGCTGCGCGGCCTCACGCTCCTGCCAGCGGGACGCGAGGTAGGAGAGGACCTGGCCGGCGGTCTCCTCCGTGAGGTCCTGGAGGCGCTGGCAGGCGCCACCGGTCGCGTAGGCGGCAGTCTTCTGGAGCGTGTCCGCGTCGAGTTCGAGGGCGGCCCCGTACCGCTGAATGTCGTCTGCCTGCTGGCGGGTGAGGGGCCGCGGGGCGGGGGCGGCGGGCCGATGCTGAGCCGGCGCCGCCTGGGGCTGGGGCTGCTGGTAGTAGCCGCGCGCGTCGTCATCGTCCCCGCCGGGCGCGAGCCCCGTCACCGCGCACAGCGCGTAGCGGCGCGCGTAGGTGAGCGCGGACCCGATCTGCTGCGGGGGGAGTGAGGCGGGCCCGAGCGGGTACGCGCCCGTGATCTCCTCCCCAGACTCGTGGCGCAGCTGGTAGCGGAGAATGAGGTTCCCGGCGTCCGTGATGTCCGTGATGGCTGTCCACGCGAGCCCCTCCGCGGCGAGGAGGGGAAGGACCTGCGGCGTGATGTCCGCGAGGTCCGCGTAGTCGTAGCGGTACTGGCCCCCGTTTTTCGTGGGGACGGTCGCGGTCTTCCCCTTCGCGATGGTGGGGATGTGCTCCTGGAATGCGGCGAGGGCCGTCGTCAAATTCTCATGCTTAGTTGTCAACGTTCGTTCTCCTTGTCGCGGGGCGTGGGGATGCCCGCGCGGTGCAGTGATGTGGTGATCTGGTCGAGGGCGGCAACGTCACGCCGACGCTCCGCGGCGAGCCACGCGCGGATGAGCTGGTGTCGGCGCGCCTCCACGTGGGCGGCCTCCTCGTCGAGCCGCTCCTGCGCCCAGCAGCGGAGGCAGGCGCCGGCGATGACCGCGAGGAGGAACCCGGCGGCCGCGAGCGCGGCCGCCGCCCCACACCGTCCCTGGAGGACGAGGCTGACGGCGGCCACCAGGCAGGCGATGGCGGTCAGGAGGGCGCCGACCGTGTCGGCCAGAAGATATGTGGCGGTGCTGGAGAACATGCCATGGGCACTCACAGGTGGTCACCCCACCGGGGCTCGCACGCCAACTGGTCGTACTCCCGGTCCGCTTGGTCCCATCGGCAGTCGATGCACAGGGTGCGGTGGAGCTCGATGTCCTCAGGGTCGAGGACGGTGCCGCACTCCCGGCAGCGGCGGGCGGTGCGCGTCTGACGGGGGACCTGTCGGCGGAGTCTGGGCCTCATCTCAGGCACCCCCACAAGGCGAGGAGCGCGGCGGCCGTGATGGCTGCGAGCCAGAGTGGTCCACCGGATTCGAGGAGGGCGGCCGCCGTGACTGCCACGCACCCGCACGACACAGCCAAAGACTCGCGGCGCGTCATGACGCGACTCCTTCCAGTTCTTGTTCGCGAGCGAGCATGAGTTGGATGGCGGGGGCGGCTTGTTGGGGGACGACTCCGTTGCCGAGGGCGCGGAGCTGCTGGGGGCGGGTGATGCCGACGCCGGTCACCCAGCCGTCAGGGAGGCCCATCATCCACTCCACGAACCGCGGGGACAGGCGCGGTGAGCCGTGCGCGCCCGGCTCGGTCGGCTCGGGTGCCGGACGCCCGCAGACGCGCTCCCAGCACTCGATGGCCGGTGCGTACTCGCCGAACCTGTCCTCCGATGCGATTCCGTTCAGGAGGAGTTCGTCAGACCTCGCCCCTGATCGCCGTTTGTGCCCTCCCTCGACGTCAGCGACCTGCGGTGTCGGCAGGAGGCGCACGGCTTCTCCGAGCGGCATCCCGAACCCGGCGCCGCCGCGCGCATGCTCGCCACCCCGGTCGCCGACCGTCGGCGTGGGCAACAGCTTGTCGATACTGTCCAGCCCGTAGCGCACCGCGGCCCCCTCGGAGGGGGACTGATTGGACCCGTAGCGCCCTGCCGTGGGTGTCGGCAGGAGCGTCAGAGGCTCTCCGCCACGTCCGCGATCGACGGCTGATGCCCGCCCGCCCGTCGCTTCTCCGGCGGCTGTCCGCCACGGTCCTCCCCGTCCCTCGCCGCTGGGGTAGGCAGCAACGAAGATCCGGCGCCGGGCGTGCGGGGCGCCGACATCGGCAGCTCGTAGGCTCGTCCACTGCGCGTCATACCCGAGGCTGGCCAGGTCTCCGAGTACACGCCCGAGTGCCCGGAGAGCAGGTCCATCTGCGGGGACTCCCAGATGTCCCTCTCGGGACTCCATCGCGCTATAGGCTCCGGCACTCAGAGCACCTCCTACGTTTTCCCAGACCACGAGTCGCGGCCTGATCGTGTCGATCGCGTGGACCATGGATTCCCACAGGCCAGAGCGCGTGCCGGGCCTCATGCCGGCGCGCTGTCCGGCCAGGCTCAGGTCCTGGCAGGGGCTTCCGCCGGCGATCACGTCGACCGGTTCCACGCTGGTCCAGTCCACGGCGGTGACGTCCCCGAGGTTCGGGGCGTCCGAGTAGCGCTGGGCGAGGATCGCCGGAGCGTTCCCGACCACGACGCCCTTCTCGTCGGTCTCGACGATGTCGCTCACCCAAGCCGTGCGAGCCGGGCCGAGAGCGAGCTGCACGCCCATGTCCAGGCCGCCGTAGCCAGAGAACAGGCTCCCGATCAAGTAGGTCATCGGGCGTCACCCCCGTTCGCGATCTCCAGGAGCACATCCGCGTGGCAGGGCTGGTCGAGCGGGCACCAGCACGCGAGGTCCTTTCCGGCCAGTTCTCGGCGGATGTCCTGGGCGATGGGCGAGCGGAACCTGACCATGCCCAGCGGGTCCACGATCCCGGTCGTGATGTAGCGGCGGTAGAGATCCACGGCTTGCTGCGGGGTGTCCGCGTGGAACGTCATCTCGGCCTCCATGCCGCCGAGATCGTCGCAGATCACGGAGTCCTTCCCGACCTTGAAGGGGTTGCCCCACTTCGACCCGCGCCCCACGTAGATCGCGCCGGCGGGCATACGCCAGCCGAGGATCCGGCGGCGCTGAACACGGCGCGGCGTCATGACTGGTCTCCTTTCGCGATCGAGTTCGCCTGCACGCACTCCGGGCAGAGGTCCCCCCACTTGGGGGCGATGTACCAGCCGCGCGCCCGCATCTCGTCCGGCGTAGGGAGCCCGCGCGGCCCGGACTGCTCGTGCGCGAGGTCGCCGGAGCCGGTGCCGCACTGGTCGCAGAACCAAGTCCAGGCGTCGATCTTCGAGCGCGTCATGACTCCACCCCCAGTGCTCGCAAAGTCGGGCACGGCCACGCCTGCGAGAATCCGGGGTCTGAGCACGCTTCGCACATCTGATGCCCCCGAGTGCGAGCAGGGATCGGACGGTGCAGGGCGCGCACACGGCCGACGGCATCCAGGAGCCACCGGATGTCGCCGGGGGCGTGGGTGATCAGTTCGGCGTCGGCGTCGGTCAGCACGTCGTCAGCGATCGTGACCACCCTCCGGTCGAGACGCGTGTCCACCCAGTGGAAGCCCTGCTGGACGCCGTGCATCCACGGTCCGGGGGTGGCCTTGTCGAGGCGCGCGCGGATCTCTGCGATGCGGTCACTCATCACCGTCTCCGATCCCGAGAGCGGCGGCAATGTCCGGGGCGACGCCGCACGTCTTCTCCATGAGCGCGTCGAGAGCCGGATTGCTCCCGTCGAAGGCGTTGAAGAGCGGGGACTGAGCCATCTCGATGAGGCTGGCGATCTGCTGCTGCTCCACGAGGGCGAGAACGGCTTCCGCCTGGGCACATGTCGCATAGGCCGTGGCGCCATCCGGAGTTTGCCCGTCAGCCGAACGCAGGAAGGCCTGAGCGCTCGCCGCGTGGTCGATGCGCGTCATGACCGGTCGCCGCCGTCCGCGATCTGTTCTGCGCGGCGCAAGCCGAGCAGGAAACCGGACGACTGACAGCCTTCGCGCGCGTAGGCTTCGCGAGCCTCCTGGATCTCCTGAGCCACCCGCGCGCGAACCTGAGCTTCGATGAGCGGGTCGAAGCGACGATGCGCCTCGCGTTCGGCGTCGCTGGTGGCGCGGATATCCTTGTCCTGAGACACGGGGTTTCCTTTCATCTGGTGTCTCTGCCCCTCACGACCGCTGGTACCGGCGTGGGGGGCTCCTGGTGTCATGCGTCCGGGAGAGCGGCGCGCCATTCGGCAGCCGCTTCCGCGGTGATGTAGATCAGGCCCCCTTTCCCTGGCTTCGTCCGCTTTGCCCGGAGGGGCGGGTAGTTCGCTGCGCGTCCCGCGATGCAGTCGCGCGTGGTCGTCATGCTGATCCCGTGCCACTTCGCGAATTCCTCGACGCTCATGAGCGCCGGGGTCGCCGGGAGCTGAATGTCGGACATGTCAGAGCACCGCGGGCTCGGCGTAGATGTCGGCCGGCATGATCGCCTCGATGCTCGTGCCGAGCGCCCCGGCGATGAGATACAGCTCGGTCGGCGTGAATTCGCTGATGCCCCGTAGCTTCCGACGCAACGTTGTCTTGGCGATCAGGGTCTTGCCGGATAGGGACGTGGGTGTTTCACCTGCGGTGATGATTGCCTGCGACACCGCCTGCGCGGTTCGCTCGGCGACTCTCGCTGTAGCCATGTGGCTACGATACGTGCCCAGGTGGCACCCTGTCAAGTCACAATCCGTGCCGAGATGGCTACCAATCGAAGCCAAAATGGGCATATAGTGGTCCACATGGCTACAAAAACGCGAGAACCGTCAGCCGACGCTCAACGCTTCACGATCGCCCTCGGGGCCCAGATCCGCGCAGAGGCCGCCTATCGGCGGATCTCGATCACGCGACTAGCCCGTGAGGTGGAGATAGACCGGTCGACCCTGACCCGATACCTCGACGGGAAGCGGGAGATGCCGCTCTCGCTCCTCTACGACATCGGGGAGGCGCTCGGCGTGCCGGCGCAGACGATCATGCACCGCACGATGGAGAGGATGGATCCCTAGAAAGACGAATCGCCCCCGGGACGCGACGGTCCCGGGGGCGACGTGCACGCGGACCTACCTGGCGGCGGCGGGGAGGAGCGGCGCGAGGACATCGGAGACCGCCTGGCCGGCCATCTCCAGTGAGCCGTGCACGTAGGTGTCGACCAGCTCCGTCTGCCCGACCAGCAGCTCAATGATGTGTTTGGGCGTGTCGGCGTCGGCCAGCATCGAGATCATGGAGTGCCGCGCCTCGTGCAGCAGGTAGAACTCGCCCTCGTCGCCCTCCTTCTTGGGGTCGGGCGGGCGCTTGTACACGCCGGCAGCCTTCTGGGCCGCCTTCCACTCGTCGAGGTCGGTCTGTTTGTTGCGCGGGTACCCGAGGTACTCGCGGGCGCCGCGGATCCTGGGGAAGACCAGGTTGTGGGGGTTCAGGTCGCCTTTCGGGCACTTCTTCCGCCACTCCCTCAGCTCTTTGGCGACCGGCGCGATGACGGGGAGGACGCGGTCACCGGCCTGCGTCTTCGGCTTCGTGAAGTGCCAGGCACCGACGATCCGATGGACCTCCTCACCGTCCTTGACGTGGAACGTCCCGTCCGCCTTCCTGCGGAGGGACTGGACTTGCCAGGACAGGTCGATGGAGCCGACGACGACCTCGTCGTCGGCGGGATCCTCGTCGAGGTGGACGCGATCCCACGTGAGGCCCAGGATCTCGCTCTTGCGGGCGCCATAGAGGACTGCAAGGAAGAGACGGACGGCGTCCGGGTACAGCTCGTAGGCTTTCGTGAAGACCTGGCTCACCTCATCCTTGCTCATCGACGTGCGGTCAGACTTGCCGACGCCGACCTTCTTCGCTGCGAAGATCCGTTCTGGCACCGAGTACCCGTCCGCCCGCGCGGCGACGAGCATCTTGTGGAGCGTCCGCTGCGCGCTGTTCGCGGTCGACGCGGACTTGCCGGCCCTCCGTGGCGCGTCCCCGACCTTCCGCATGTGGGCGGCCGTGAGGTCCTCCAGCTTGATCTTCCCGATCTGGGGGAGGATCCAGTTCTTGACGTTGCCGCGGTCGGTCATGAACGGCCCGGACCTCACCTCCTTCTCGTGGAGGGGGAGCCACACTTCGGACCAGCCCTTCACGGTCTGCCCACGCCGGACGCCCTCAAGCGGCTTCCCCTCCAGGGCGTACTTTTTCTTGGCCGCCACGAACCGCTGCCACGCGGTGTCCTCGTCGCGAGCGGAGGCGGTGACGAAGATCCGCGTGCCCCGATCGGTCACGTCGCCGGTGTCCCAGCGCCCGACCCACAGCCGTCGCGACGCCACCCACTTGAATGAGCCCTCACCGTAGCGCGGCACATGAGCCTTCTTCGGTTCGCCTTCGGCTCGCGCTCCCATACTCGACACCCCCAGGTCTACACATTGGTCTACACATTGCGACACTACCACGGTAGTACCGTCACGGCGCAAACCTAGAGTTTAGGCGGCAGAACGCGCCACTCCCATGGTACATTCTCTGCCTTCCAAGCAGATCACGCGGGTTCGATTCCCGTCGCCCGCTCCACAAGCGCCCAGGCCCGGCACCATGCGGCAAAGTCGCCGTCAGACCACAAGGCGAGATGCCACAAAATGCGGCCAAGC